GCTGACGAAGGATGGACGTTGCCGATTTAGCCAACCCACCAATAAGATGAATAAGTCCTGTACCATAAAAGCCAAGGCTAGGAAGATATCTATAATGAATAAAATGCTGTCGCTTAGTTTTCTTAGGATCAGTTTCATACCAGTTCTTTCTAATAGATAATATGGCTCGTGATGACTTGTCTATAGTTATAACATAGGGTCTTGCTAATCCATCGCTATCCTGAAATGGCTCTGGCATATCAATATCAACGTGCATCTCAAGAATAGTATATCTTTCATCGTCTTCGTAAACGTGTTCAGCCCCATCCATTTCATCATACTTTTCCTGTATTTCTGATTCGTCTTGATACGGCTCTGACAACTCAACCTCACGATAAAAACCATTCACCATAAGCTCTTTGATTTCGTTCTCTGTCTTTTTCATGATGTGGGTATACCGTGGACAAGACATAAGATCACTTGCACCATAAGAAACTACAAAGTCCTCCGCAGGTACAAACATGGAGCATGGTCTTTCCATGATGGGATCGTAATACACCTTTTTAAAAGCAGAGCCTGCTAGAGGTAGACGAAACAGCATTTGCTCCATTTCATCACGATACTCCGTCATTTCTTCTGTCAGAAGATAATTCATTTCATGCTCAACACGTTGTGACTGTGCTGTTTTTTCTTTTGTGTTTTTACCAACTATCTTTGTGCGTACTGGTCCTGATGGTGGGAATATCTCTCCCATAGCCTGTGCCTGAAAACGTACAACAGCTTCTGTTAGGAGTGGGTGGAATACACCTGACGCTCCTTGCCACGGCTGAGATCGCTCTTCAATCTTCATGCCCAACAAGTCAAGACCTTTGATGTAGGATCGTGACCATTCGTTTCGTGATGTTCTATCGCTCTCAAAGTCATCGATAAGATCAGCAGCCATCTTCTCAAGATCAGCATCTTCAAGAAACTCTGCTAAGTTTGAGTTATGATTAGGTCCGACTAAATCCTCAGTGACATCACCTTCAAAGTCAACGATGACACCACCATCCTCTGTTTCTATCGATACAGCGTCTGGATTTACCACTTCAACTTTTAACTCTTGTTCAGAGGGGTTCTTCTCTATATCAACCTCGAAAGGCTCTAATCGTTTATCAACTACCATGTTAAGTTATCTTTGTTGGTTTTAATCTATCTCGTGCAATCATACCACCACCACGCATTTTAACCACACCACCTTTTTTCTTACCTCTTCCAAGATCAAGATGTGTTCCAAACTCACCTGGCAAAGGTAACGCCATTATTCTAGCAGTAACTCTATCAAGTTGATCTTGACCATACTTTCTTCCAAACACCTTTTCAAGATAGGGAAGAGATGATAGCCTACCTTTTGCTGCATTCATAATTCTTGCTTCATCTCTTTTCATTTGGCTCATCAATAATACTCCACTGGTCTTCTGTATTTTGGCTCGTCATCCCAGTCATCGCTTTCTGCTCGAACCCATCCACCTTGGCGAAATCTTAACAGAGCCTGTGTGGTACTGTCAACTAAGTCATCGTGATCGCCAGAGGGGAAAGAGGCACATTCCTCTATAACCTCATCAGCCCACCGTGTGGGTGGATACCATACAGTGCCACTCGAAAACAAATCGGTTACGGCATTTACTCTGGCAATCTTATCGTTACCTCTGGTGGGTGTGAACTCCGTGACAGGTATACCCATAGCACGAAGCTCAAACACCAAAGGCGCACCTGATGCCTTTGCCTCAATAATCATCTGATCTGGTTCCCACTCCATGTATTTGTCATAGGCTGCTCGTTTTAATTCTGGAAACTCCAGTTTTGCCTTAAACGAATCAAGCAATATCAAATGTGTCTTTTCTATCCCTGTGGTTTCATCAGGATGATAAAAAACACCCCAAGTGGTACACGCACTATAGTCACTACGTTCTGTTTTCAGAAACGCTGTATCCCACGACTGGATTATTGCCTCACAGGCAGGTGGGGTATTGCTATCCCACAATCGCCACCATTCTCGTTTTATTAACGCTCCCTCTTCGGATGTAGGATTTTGCTGATATTGAGCATTCCATTTGGCAACTGGCAGTTCTGCTTTTAGACTTTCCAACTCCTCTAGCTTCCAGAACTCTCCCCACAGTGCCTTTCCTGACGGCATAATCGCAGGCAACTCAATAACTTCCCAATCATCAATCCCTGCCTTGTTTTCCATACTTCGGAGTATCTGACCTGTTAAATCTCTCTTTGCCCATCGTGTCATCACCAAGATAATCGCTCCTCCTGGTTGTAATCTCTGCCGTGGTCCTGACGTATACCATTCATACACCTTGTCATACACCTCTGGGTTATACTGCCCTAACTGTGCGTCCTGTTCCGAATGGGGATCATCAATCACCAAAACATCAGCACCCTTACCAGTTACAGCACCGCCAACACCAATCGCAAAATAATCACCACCTTTATTCGTACTCCACCGTCCTGCAGCCTTACTATCAGCCGATAAAGTGATGCCTTTGAATATCTTTTGATAATCTGGTGACTGTATTAGGTTTCTGACCTTCCTGCCAAAACCCACAGCTAACTCAGCCGTATGTGCCGTTTGAATAATCTTTTTATCTGGGTATTGTCCAAGAAACCACGCAGGAAACAAATAAGAAGCAAACTCCGACTTGGTATGGCGTGGGGGCATATTAATGATCAATCTCTTCAATTCCCCTCGTGCCACCCTCTCAAATGCCTCAGCCATAATCTTGTGATGCGACCCACCAACAAATGCCGACCACATCATATGCACAAAAGGCAGAAAGCTCTCCTTGGCACTCTCCCTGTCCTTGGCTTCTTCATACTTCTCTAGTAATTCCAATATCTCCCTCTTTTGATCAAGAGGAAGTAAATCAATCTTATCCTTAAACTGGGATAACTCCATTATTGCTTCTTTCGGTTTTTCCTACCTGATATCACACGAAGATTCTTTTTCCTATTGTTTTTAGGATTGCCATCCTTGTGATCAATATGTTTCCCATCACCCTTCTTGACTTTCCCTTGGCGTATCGCTGCCCTACGGTTCTTATTCCGTAACGCCCTCTCCTTCTTCATTTTATCAGAGGAATGGTATTTCTTGTATTCAGACAAAAGATTTTCCTTTACAGATATGATTAACCATATATCATGGTATACCACATACCATGATTAACCAAACATATTATGAAATAATATGTATTATGGTATACCTTGGAAAGAAACATGGTATACCATGTAAAACATGAAAGGAGTTTATCGTGGTAATTGAACCATTCTTAATGTGGAACCTTGTAATCACCTTAGTGATAGCTCCACTAGCGTGGTACATCAAAACCCAACGTGACGAAATAAAACGTATCGACATTCTCCTAAACAAAACCAGAGAGCAATACATGAACAAGGTTGAACACAAAGATGATATCAACCGATTGTTTGAACACCTATCCAGATTAGAAAACAAAATAGATACCTTATTAACGTCAAAGTGACATTTGGCATTTTTTACCAAATTGTTTGAGCATATTACTATATATATATGCGTGTATGTGTGTGCGTATACATGGGGGGTGGGGGTAGGTGGGGTCTATTTTTTATGGTTTTTAGGTGATTTAGTGCCAAAAAAAAATAACATAATGTAGATTATGCGCCTTATTGCAGCTAAGTCATTGTTTTATATGACTTTTAACTTTTCTAACTTCTGTTTTAGCTGCTCTTCTAACTCAAACACGCTTTTATTATCGCTAGATTCTTCAATTATCTTATCCGAAAACATGGAAACGCTACGCCCTAACAGACTAAGCGCAGCAACGCGATTAGAGTCTTGCTCTGATGATTCAACGATTTCCATTAGCTTGTTTTCTACATAGTTTTTTAGGGTGTCAGCTCTTGAGCGTTCTAGACCCTTGTTAGCTTCTATTATCTCATTCACTCTTGACGTTACCACCACCTTCAAACGACTAGCCAATTCATTCACGCTTTTTCTTTTCATGTTGGCTATTTCATAACCTGCCATTTCATAACATTTGCTATAGCTGTATTGACCTTGGGCTACTAATTGAGCAAATCTTTCTTGCTTCGCTGTTAGCCCTTTTTCAGGTTTTACAACCATTAATTTTGGCTTGTTTTTTTTACTGCCTGATTCGCTCATTTCAACACCTTTTTCTATGGTTTCTAATCTTTTTAACATAATTTATTAAATTTTTTTTATCAAGCTCATACACCTTTTTTTATTGGCTATTGTTGTATTTTGTTGAACATTGTTGTTAGATTATGTTGACGATTGTTGTTGACACGTTTGAAAAAAGAATCAATAAATGGTTTCAACAGCAACGACACAGAAAGGACACACACCGCAAACACCTTGGACTGGTACTCCAAACAATATGCACCTTGCCAGTGATAGACGTAGGCACGGACTCGATAACCAAGGTTCGTTACACTTAGAGACTGATCGTTTATGATAGCTATCATATTTCAGAAAAAGGTCTCAACAAGATAGGCACAGCGATACGGACTCCCCTGACTTAGACTATAAAAGCACCTATCAAGTTAGCTTCATGATGAAAGCAGCCACCAACAAACACGCTGCTTTCTTTATGGTGTTAACAAGAGAAGGAAAACAAAATATGACAAACCCATTTTCAAAACTAGCTGACGTAATTAAAGAAGATCACAGAAAAATAAAAGAGCATTCAGTTAAAGACCTTAAGGAAACTTTAACAACTGATATTGAGCATTACGCAGCGTTAAAAAGTTTAGCTGCTAAAATGAACGATGAAGATTTAAACGCTCTTTTAGATATGGTTGGAAATATCATTTATTCAACGTGCAATAAAGTTTATCACAACGAAATCTAAACATTAATTAAATGAGTGGCTGAAAAAAAGCAGCCACTCAAACGACTAGTAACCAATCAATCAAATAAGGAAACGAAACAATGGAAAACACAGTATACAAATATGATGAAATTAAGAGCCACTATGTAGACTTTTTAAGTGAGCAAGATGAAGACTGGATTCAAGAAAATAAAGATGATCTACATCATCACGCCTTCAATGTAGACTACTATATCATTGGCTCATACAAGGCTACTCAATGGTTAGGTGAAGAAGTCTTTAACGTAATCAACATAATTAAAGACTATGAAATGGACAACTTCGGTGAAGTCTACACAGATTTTTCTTCACCTGAAAAGGTGGTGAATATGTACGCCTACATTATAGGTGAGCAAGTCGTAAATGAAGTTTCAACAGATTAAGAAAGGTGAACAAATGAAAACAGAAAACATGGAACATATTGAACTTTTAGTTTTAGAAAACCAAAAGCTAAAAGCTGAAATAGAAAAACTTCAACTAAAAATGAACGATGAAATTAATTCTGGAATTAACAAGTCAAGAGATTCTGAAAAGCATTTTCATAATTCTAAAATTTTAAAAGAAGTGGTTAATAGACTGGCTAAATTATTTGATATCAACCCTGATGATTTACAAAAAATTAGGAATGAAGTCTATAAAGAAAACCCTTTTGAAGTGTCAGCGCATCTTCAATATCTAATGGATAACAGACCAAAATATGGTTTTATTGATTCAATAATAAACAAGGAAGGCAGCAATTAAGCTGCCTTCACTAATAAATAAAAAACTAATAGAAGGAAAACAAACAATGGTTAAAAGACAGAAAAAAGATGTGTATCAAGTAATAACAAATCAAGTATTAGAAGCCTTAGATTATGCCAAGGCTAACAATATCAAGTTAAACTGGACTAAGTCTTGGAAGTCAGGCAAAGCAATATCTAGACCTTTACGATCTGTTCCATTTGGTACGCCTTATAAAGGCATAAACGCCTTGCTGCTTATGATGTCAGCAAGTATTAATGGCTTCGATTCCCCTTACTTCATGACGTTTAAACAAGCTCAGGAATTAGGTGGCAAGGTTATAAAAGGTTCTAAAGGAACTATGGTTGTCTTCTATAAGCAGCTCACTAGAGAAGAAAAGACAACCGACTCTAATGGTGTTGAAACTGTACAAGAAGTTGGCATTCCTATGCTTAGAACTTTTACAGTGTTTAATGCTTGCCAAGTTGAAGGCTTACCAGAAAAGTTTTTTCCAAGTAAGCAAGATGAAAAAGAACTAGAGCAAAATCAAGATAGTAAGATTGATTATATTGAAGAGTTCTTTAGCAATCAAAATGCGAAGGAGTTTGAAAGTAATGGTGGCGCATTCTATAGACCTTCCGATGACTCAATACATATGCCTAAGTTTGAGAGATTCTCAAGTTCTTCAGCAGCGTATAGTGTCAGGTGTCATGAATTTTTACATTGGACAGGCTCAGATCATAGGCTCAAGCGTGGTTTAAGCGCATATGATAGACCTTCGTATGCTTTTGAAGAGTTAGTAGCGGAACTTGGTGCAGCCTTCCTGATGTCCGATTTTGGACTACTACAGGAGCCAAGCGAAGACACTATAGCGTATCTTGATAGTTGGTCTAAGTGCCTGAAGGAAAACAAGAAAGCCATATTCAAGGCTTGCACCTTAGCAAGCCAAGGCGTGGACTTCATGCACGATCTAAACGAAAAAGCAAATAATAACAAGGCAGCTTAACGGCTGCCTTACAACCAAGAAAGGAAAATAAAATGGATAAAATATATGAAGATGGTTCTTTAGGTGGCATAAGAGATAATACGAATGCTTCAAGATTTAAACAGAGAAGAGAATCTCAAATTGAGAACTGGGAAAATTCAGTTGAAAGTCAACGAAAGGCACTTGAACAAGAAAAGCAAAAGTTGTACTTCGCTCAAGCTGAAGTAATAGACAACAGACTAGACTCACTTCTCAAGATAAAAAACAACGTGCATATCATACAAGGCAACTCTCATAGAGAGGAAAATATTGATAGGGTTGTTGATATACTTGAGCTGCTTGAACCATTAGTAGACTCTATGCGTAAAGATTTAGCAAACAAAAAGAAGATGCTAACTCAAGAGCAAATAGACCAGATAGAATGTAATTACTCAAATGGTAAATTAGAGCAAGCACCAGATTGGAATATAATTAACAGAGAAAGAAAGGACTAAATAAAATGACTAAAATTTTCATGCGAACTGTCTATGCCGATAGTGGAATTGATAAAACTTTTGGAACAGAAAAAGATATTCCAGATTGGCAAGAAGAAGAAAAAGAATGGATTGCTGAAGAGTTAGATTGTTCTTCAGATAGCATTGAAGAGATAGGTGACTCCGATGATATCGAGAAACTATTACAAAATATAAACAAAGAAATAAAAGAAATGAGGAAATAAAATGACTAAACTAGAATTTGCAGCAAGGTTGCTAATGATACTTATGGGTGTTGTTAGCTTAATGATTGTGTTTGTTATGGCAGACTCAATGGATAGCACAGCAATGGAA